AGGAGGGGTTCTTTCGTTAACAGGGGAAAATCAAGAAAAATCAGAAGCTAATTTAGAAAAACAGTTTTCAGCAATAACTGGCATTCCCTCTAGATCAAGTGCGGTTTACAACTGGCAAAAGTGGTTTGATGAAACTTTGACAAAACGCTATCAAGAAGGAGCTACCTTTGCAGATTTTCAAGACCCTAATAACCAATACACAATTGACAAAGAATTTGCGGAAGATTACATCAACCGTTACTTGAATCCTCGCTTTAATACGTCTCGTTCTATGTCAGAGTTTATGAGTTATATGGATGTAACGCAAGGAGAGGAAAACATTTTTCAAACACAAAGTGCATTAAATTCTTTAAAAACTATGGCAGACTTACGTGCTCAAAAATATTTAGACGACATTAAAAACTCAGGGACTTCCGGCTTTGATTCTGAGTTCTACTTCAATCCTTCTGGTGGAGATGTAGATAGCTCTAGGCATACTTTACAAAAGGAAAAAGTAACCGAAGATTGGGAAAAAGCTAAAACAAATGGAGAACAAGTTGTACCTGGTACAAATCCTCCGCAAACCTGGAACCAGCTAGCTTACTACCATGGATACAATTTAAACGATAAAGCACAGTTTGCCAAACTCCATTATCAAGTATATGGAAGACAGCAAGGATTTGATCCGGCACGTGATAAGTTATCGTTTAATGCTGCACAGTCTTTTATTGATAATGACATACTTCCGGCCATTGCAAATGAGAAGTTAAAGTTAGGCGGTGTTTCCTTTTTAAATTTTGTTACCCCTCGTGAATACGCGGATAAGATGCTGGAAGGCATTGACCCTATTGAAAATAAACCAGAGTGGGAAAAAGTGCTTAAATCTATGGGAATTACAGATGCAGATATGGGGATTGAAGAAGTAAAAACCTTTATTGAAGAAGCTTTTCAGACAGGAGAAGCAACCAAAATCCGAGAAGCTATTAAGTACTTAAATGAGAAAAAAGAAAATGTAACGCAAGAAAACCTTGGCGTAGATTATATTCAACGCCCGGAAGATACGGCTCCTCGTACTGATCCGACGGAAACGCAACTATACAGTGTGTTTAAGAATGCAGGATTTGCTGGAACAGAAGACGATTTTTACAAAGAATTTATGCCAGATGTTAACAGAGAAGATATGGAACTTTTAACACAAGCTGGAAAAGGGTTTAAAGAAGGCAGTGTTTTTAGCAAGTTAAGTAGCAACGATCCGTTTGAATCTATGGGCGCAATAGAAGGTTTATTTGCAGACGACGAAACAACTAAAGATGCTAGTAGTCAATCAACTTCTTCTGAAAAAAAGAAATCTTACTTTAGCTTATATAATGATGAAGATGATGAAGATACAACAACGGCAAAATCAGACGCAGGTCAAAGCTTCCTTGGTAGCTTTACCAGTGCTTTTAAAGGTCTTACACCCAAGTAGTAATCATGAGCGAACGTAAAAAAGCCGCTAAAGCGGCTAAACTCCACAAGGATTCAATGGCATGTAACAAGCCAAGAAAAACACCTGGGCACCCAACTAAATCGCACGTTGTAAAAGCATGTGAAGGAGGCGAAGAAAAAATTATTCGCTTTGGGCAACAAGGCGTAGAAGGCGCTGGTAAAAATCCAACCACAGCCAAGGACAAGGCGCGTAAGAAATCTTATTATGCACGTCATAATGCTCAAGATCCCAACCCAGACAAGATGTCGGCAAGGTACTGGAGTCACAAAACGAAATGGTAAATGACGTCAAGTGGTAAAATAGTTGGGTTGCTCAAACCCAATGGCAAACGCCAACAGTCGTTTTGTTTCTGTTAATTGTGAGTGTTGCGGATGCGAAGGGTGCATTCGCGTTGACCAATACACAAGGAGGCAAGGAGTATGGAAGTGCCGTTCCTGTAACAAAAGGGGGCAGATCCCAGCAAATAAAGGCACCGGAGTTAAAAATAACCCGGAATTACTGAGGACTCGCTCTAGTTATTACAAGGCAAAATATCGTTGTAAAACGGGCCACGGTGGATATTATGTAAACGTAGAATTCCTTTTTACATCGCTACAGCAGTTAATTGATGAAATTGGAATTAGGCCTGAAGGCACTTCTTTAGATCGCATCGATAATCTTGGTCATTACGAACCTGGAAACGTGCGTTGGGCAACGCCGAAAGAACAATCAAACAATCGACGTGCACGTGGTTCGGTTTCTAGGTAGAGTGGTAGCGCCAACTCAATCTTCTCATGGCAAAACCCAAGTCCACCACAATCTTGATTGAGTCCAAGCCCAAGAAAACTCGTCAAGGCGACGGCAAACATTCACGTCCCAACCACGGACGTAAATTGTCTCGCGGTCAAGGTAAGTAGAAATTATGTATACTTGGGGGTAACACTTGTTACCCCTATGGATAATTACAAGCAAGCAATTGATTTGATCTGTCGTTACGAAGGATTCAATGAGCTTGCTTATCCAGATCCACAGACAGGTGCAGAGCCCTACACAATTGGATTTGGAACGCAATATTATCCTGACGGCAGTGTTGTCAAACGCAATCAATGCTGCACAAAACACAAGGCCTTAGAGTATCTTGTCGATGAGCTCACAGTTTTAAACACAGAACTGTTGAAACTGAATCTGGGTCTAGACGAGAGCATGCACCAGGCATTGCTTTCCTTCTGCCATTCAGTTGGCTGGGAAAGTTTCTTATACAGTGCCATTATTGACTGCCTTGAAGTCGATGACTATGCTGGCGTAACAGAAGAAATTGCGCGTTGGGTTTTTGATGCAGAGCACCAGGTTATTGGTGGCCTCTTGGAACGACGTAGAGAAGAAATTAATCTGTTCCTTTCTGACGTTGAATCCAAGCCTTGGGTCGCCACAGACGTACTATTGCGTGCGTTTAGAAGCTATGGAGCAAAGCCCCACGAGACTGAAGCAATACGGACCTTAGAAGCAACGATTAACCCGTATGCCCTGGCTGAGTTTGCCAATAGTTTCAAGCTGGATGACACCTCTGCTTTTTCAAGTGACTAGCATCCTAGAATGAATGCAGTACTCAGGCTTTCCATGGAGAACGAACCTACACGTAAAGAGTTTGAACTTCCTTTAGAGCTGCAGTTTGCCATGCGCAAAGCCGAACTGCAAACAGAGGAGATGTGCTGGGAAGAGTTGCAAGCTGCACTATTAAACCTATATTTCCAACGCATGATGGAATGGGAAGCCGTTAAAGAAGTGATGTGCTCCGAAGGAATCGACATTGATTGGGATCTGCCTAGCGAACTGGAGTTAACTGAACTCGCCCTGGCTTGTATGCAGGACGAGTCAGACGATGATGACGATTTACATTACGCTCATCCGTTTTGACTTTCGTCTAATTGAATAAGGCGATCCAAGTACCACTGAGCTTTTTTCAGTGATTCGGTACCGCCTTTATGTTTTTCACGCCAAAGATATTTAGCAATATTTCCTTTTAGATACCCACGGAATTCTTCTGGAGTTTGCTGCGATTCAATAGCTTCGATGCATTCGATCCCGCCATCGGTGTAGTGAGAAGGATGATTAACTACATCCTCTTTGATTACAGGAGATTTCTCAAGCGTAGCCCAGGGCACTGGACAAACACCATCTACACACCCATTGGTTTCTTCCACAGGGGAAAACATGTCCATTGTAAAAATGCCGACTGAGACAGCCTAGCAGTCTTAACGGATCAAACCTTTGCGTTTGGCAGAAAGCAAAAGTTCTTCAGCATCTGGTTGACCCTCAATATCACCTTGAATGCCAGGGGGTTTGGGGTTTGCACCATACAATTCCATCCCTTCTTCCATAGACGGGATGTAACCCGTTAAGCCAGGCCGTTGGCCATAAAAACCTTGACCTTCAATGTTAAGTGGGTTGCGTTGCATACCATCCATTGGAGCAACTAAGCCCGTGTTGTACATATCTTGAAGAGGTACGTCATTGGCTTCGGTATCAAGAGGCGCACCAAAATCTTCAAAGTCAATACAGCGGCACTTTACTTGATCATTATTTGCCGCAAACTCTTGCAAAAACATTGAGGGCCGCAGTGTTTTCTTAGCGATATATCCTTTCTATAATGATAGTATGAGCAAGTTTAGATCCGAGACTTACGACGCCGCCAAGGACTCCGGTACTTCCGCCGGGGTACCTACCGATCTGAACCCTGGGAAGGCCTACAACGTTGACCTGCGGTACGTACGACCACAAGAACGTGGTGTCGTTGGCTCTGCATCCAAAGGAGCAGTGGCACGCGTTGATCGTTTCATGCGCAGTGCGCGAGCTGCTGGTAAGTACCAAAAGAATCAACTCATTAACGAACCCACCAGTGCCACGGCAGGTGACAGTGGTGGGCGTGCAGGTTCTACCGCATATGCGGACAAACCAAAACGATCGTTTGGCCGTATCTAAACCTGTGGAAAAACTACACTATTCGGTTGATCCTGATACTTGCCCTTCCGATCTTGGTAGCTAACCTCGCAAGGATTACCACGGTAGAAAAGTAGTTGAGTAATCCCTTCATTTGCGTACACACGGTTAAATAAACCAGTGCAGTTACTAATCTCAAGCGTCAGGTAACCTTCCCATCCACTTTCGGCAGGCGTGATGTTAACTAAGATGCCAGAACGTGCATACGTAGATTTACCAACGGCAACGACTGTGATATCACGTGGCAGTTTTAAACGTTCTTGTGCAACGCCTAGGCAATAACCATACGGAGGAAGGAGGAAGTATTTACCGCGTTCGTCTTCTAGAAGTTCCGCAGGTTTTAAAATACTTTCGTCAAATGCCTTGGGATCGCAATCACCAGTTTGGATCTTACCAAAGATCAAGCACTGGCTGGGAGACAGGCGAATGTCATACCCATAAGAACTAAGGCCGTAACTTAACAAACGACGACCATCTTCTTTGCTGACCAAACGGTCAACAAAAGGTTCGATCATTTGTTCTTTCTCAGCGCGTTCTTTGATTTCCCAATCGGCCAGGACGCTCATAAATCCTCGATAGCTTGTTCAGTCTACAAGGAGATGACCACGCTCGCCGTAGATTTTACAAAAGCTTTCTACTGCATCTCCAGAGCGATCTTTAGGCGGTAGATACACCAAGAAAGAAGTGCACGTTTGTTTTTTCTCAACCTTTCCGTCAAGATTTCGCAGCAGATAAGGGACAGTCCGTAAAACGCACATAGGAAACTTGAAGATTTTTGGTTCGTATCGGATCATGTCCGGACAGTTGCTGAAGTACAAGCCTTGTTCAATTTCATCTGCTAGCCAGGCGTGGTACATACGACGAAACCAAACGGCATGCGAAGAAGTCAACGTCAAGGACGAAGCGCGTGTCATCTTCCACCGTTGGTTTTTTTGATCCCAAAAGTAGGATCCCGCTGGTGGAAATAAGTAGCAACTCCCATACCACTGTTGGCTATTTAAGCCATCATCCAAAGGAGTGTAGTACTCAGTTGCCTGTACATATTCATTGGCAACCTTGGAGCTAGCAACATCTAAATCAATGCCGCCCAATAGTTCGTTAGCAGCATGAACTAAATCTGCATTAGTGATTAGTTCTGCACCTTCAACGCGTGCAGATACACCGCGAATACCTTTTTCAGTCATGGTTAGCAATATCGTTGTAGTTTATTTCCAAATAGCGAATGCCCTTTTCGTCATTGATGACATACCCTGCTTTTTCCATCGGATTAATTTTTTGTGCTGCGCCAAGAATACGTCGGAAAGTCTCGGCAAGATCTCCATTATTACTACTCTCGCACTCTTCCTCTGCTGCGTGTATTTCTTTTAATGTCCAAAAGAATATAGAACGCTCTTTATTGCCAGGTTGAAATACTAAAACGCCAGGACCTTCTGCATCCCAGAATTTTACGTATTGCGCCCCCATGTCACCAAGAATAAACTTGACAGTTGTGTCAAGCATCTTGGCCTTGGTCTCATCTAGCTCTGGGCCAATGACGGATGCAATTAATTTCTCACGTCGATCCACTTTTTAACAAACCTTGACGATGCAAGGATTCTAGCAGCTTTGGAGTGGGCTGGTACAACACAACCAATTTGCCAAGCACTCCGCGTTTCTTGCAAAGTTTTCCGTTTTCATCACGGACTTTATCAAATTCCCCAGACCGTATTAAGTATTCGGCAACGCATCGCAATCTACGTTTAAGAGGCAGTTCTGCTTGTGGGAATTTACCGCAGATTGTGTCTGGGTTTAGATCTTTGAATGCCAGTCGTAATCGATTGGCTAAGGTCATACCAGAATTAGCGTCTTCTTCTTCATAGTTTTTTAAGTTTTCCAAGTAACGACGCAGGCACCCGTCGTCAAAAGAACCACACGGAGGCAAGAACATTTCTACTTGCTCTGCAAGAGATTTTGGCAATAGCTCGATGTGATTATCGACAGTGATGGCATCGATATCAATTCCTTTAAAACGATGCGCCATCACTCAAGTACCTCTTTGGTTGCATGGTACAAGTGGTATTGAGCACGTAGGTTTTTAAG